AATCATATTTCTGAACCGGACACCGAAATTCCACCAGGGTTCAGGGGATAAGTTTTGTTTGAGATTGGTAAATAATTTTTAACGGGAGAAATTTTGATGGAAACGTTGATTGATACGTTAAAAGCGATGCAAAAGGTGACGTGCACCGAGCTTGCTGCCAGTTTGGGCATTGAACCTGCAGAGGCGATTAAAATGCTGAGGGAGTACGAAGAGCTGGGAGAAGTTGTGTCGGTTAATGGTTACTGGTCTGTTTCAGAACGACAAACTGGCGTGAAAGAAAAAAAAGTAACGGTGTGTAAAGTGGAAAGAAAATCCCGTCCGGTGGTCAGCAGAAAAGAGCGTGAGCCACTGAATCGCTGCGACATCCTGTCCACACTTGCTCATGGTGGGGCAATGACCACCGCTGAGATTGCAATTGCTGTGGGGCGTGCTGATTGCGTCAGGTCGCTGGTTTCTGCGATGGAAAAGCTTTGCCGCGATGGCATGGTGATTAAGCTGGGACAGGGGAAGGGGTGTAAGTGGATGCGGGTAAAAGAAACCGGGGAAAATTTACCAGCAGAGCCGAAAGTTGTATCGGTAGAGAAAACACCTGGTAAAGCCTTTTCTCAGCCAGCCGGTGTTGCGTTACCAGTACAGGAAGCGGCAACACAGGAAGAAATTAAAACAGATACTGTGGGGGACATTGTGCAGTCGTTGCCATCGTTCACTGAAACGCGAGCCAATGGCCTGATTTTACCATCGCTGCATATGGCAAACCGCGAACTGCGCCGGGCGAAAAGTCATGTCCAGAAGTGGGAGCGAGTCTGCGCCGCGCTGCGGGAGCTGAACAAGCACCGGGATATTGTCCGACAGATTGTTGATTCCTCCAGTCGTATTGTGTCGGAAAAGTGATTCCAGGGGAGGGCTTATGGCAAAAGTATTTACACAGGAAGAGCGGGAAAAAATTAAAGGGCAGATTGTTGATCTCGTACGCCAGAGCGGGCGAGAGACGTTACGACAACTGGAAGCTAAAACTGGGGCAACAAGATATCTGATGAGCGTTCTCGCAAGAGAGCTGGTTGCCAGCGGCGATGTATACAACTCTGGTTACGGGTTATTCCCGTCAGCGCAGGCGCGTAAGGACTGGCAAAATGCCCGCAAAAAACTCTCAAGGGCAAATCTGAAGAAAACATCTGTGGTTGATCCGGACCTTATCTGGTCATTACCAGACGGAGAAATACGCCGCTACGACAGGTGTCAGAACATAATTTGTCGTGAGTGCCGGAAAAGCGAAGTTATGCAGCGTGTACTGGCGTTTTATCGGGGAAACTTTCAGGAGGTGCTGTTGTGAGCCAAATTAATAATCGGAACTTGGTGAAGTGAAAGAGAAAGCATAATCCAAATCTGAATAATTAAATTCAGCACTGTGAATAAAATAGAGTCCTTAACCGGAGGGATGCCTGCACCCTCAAAACATCAGGAGGCCGTCCGAAAGGGCGGTAGTGAAATACGAAAATTCAAAATAATTATTGAAACGGGAATAACTGGTGGAGATTTTGAGGATGTATTCGAAGTGGATGATGACGCGACACCTGATGAAATTCATGACGAAGCAAAAGAAATTTTCTTTAACTACTGAAATTACTCATATCATGAAATAAAAGACGAGGAGGAAGAACAAAATGGCTGATTTTGGTTCAACTAAATACAACGTCAGTTTTGAAGAATGGCATGAACTGTTAATGGAATATGCAGAGTTACGTAGTGGAAGTGCTGCTGATGCTGAAGTATGGCGTGATGACTATGAAGCAGGAAAAACTCCGGTCGAAGCATATTGTGATGAGTGGGGCGATGAATGAGCGAGATTGACTATCAGGCGCTGCGTGAAGCAGCAGAGAAAGAAACTAAAGGACGCTACATCGTAGGGCATGCGTCAGTTAACCAGCACGGCAATTTAACAGGGGTTTTTGTTTGTCAAAAATGGAAGGGAGATGCTGGCGGCGTGATTGCAGAATGTTATGTTAACTGCCTGACTGAAACAGGTGCCCAGGCATATGCCAATGCTGAATTTATTGCAGCTTTTAATCCAGAGGTTGCAATGGTTCTTCTGGATGAGCGAGAGGTCAAAAACAGGCTCATTGTTGAGCTGACAATGTGGATTAAGCGACTGTCCCTCTCATTAAAGTACGCCAATAGTTTAAGCAGTTTGCCTGATCAGGTAATGGCGCATCTGAATCAGAACGGGCTGGTAAGCGAGGAGGATGTTTTACGGTGAGATAGTAAAAGCATGTAATGAGTCAGGGGGATGGAGGGGCTTCATCTGGATAGATCTTGCAACGTTCTTATGTTATATAAAAATTCCGACTGTTAAATCGTTGTTTGTTTTAGTTGCTATATTTAAGGAATGAATATGCTGTTACTTGTTGATTACCCAGAGCATAACATTTATTCATCTTTTGTGTGTGCGGATGCTGAACTTCGAGAATTAAATGGTGGTGCAGTAGTTGTAATAACGGTAAAAATACCTCTTACTAGCACATCGGAACAGTTGTTTAATAAATACACTCGCGGGGAAAGTCTTCGTATTAAATTGAAGAATGGCGATGAATGGAAAATGTATTTCGTTATGCTTGATGGAGGGCGCTATATATTTTCCTCGCACCTGTGATAAAAATGATGAGCCGAGACTTTATTTACGGGACGCAGAGAGAATACCGTAGAAAAACTTATCTAACTTAAGTAGAATTGCTGCGGGTGCTTGAGGCTATCTGCCTCAGGCATGAACACCAAAGGCAGATAGAGAAAAGCCCCAGTTAACATTACGCGTCCTGCAAGACGCTTAACATTAATCTGAGGCTCAATCTATGAACGGCAAATCTAGGTTAGCCTCTTACGTGCCGAAAGGCAAGGAGAAGCAGGCTATGAAGCAGCAAAAGGCGATGTTAATCGCCCTGATCGTCATCTGTTTAACCGTCATAGTGACGGCACTGGTAACGAGGAAAGACCTCTGCGAGGTACGAATCCGAACCGACCAGACGGAGGTCGCTGTCTTCACAGCTTACGAACCTGAGGAGTAAGAGACCAGGCGAGGGAGAAATCCCTCGCCACCTCTGATGAGTCAGGAATCCTCAATGCACCCGCACTTAACCCGCTTCGGCGGGTTTTTGCATTAGTCTGGTTGACAAAAACAGGAAAATGCGAAAATATAAGGTTTACGAATTCTAAAAAAAGCGAAACTTGAAATGAATGAAAATCAGTTAGCTCCTTGTTGGGAATTTCAACCTTATCTTGCTGAAAGCAATGTTCGCCAGTTGTTGGCGGAGATCGCTAACGTACTTGAGCAGTTGTACTATCATAAGCACGTATTAGACAGCAACTGGTCTGAAGGTGTAAGGGCTTATGATTGGGTCAGAAACCATCTTATTCAAAATGAAGGCGCAATTCCTGGTCTTAAGATGATTTCCAAGGGGTTGGACTATGTAGTTGCTTTAAATAAAGTTCCGCTACAATTTACCAAAGATTGCATTAATAACCCCAAAAAGAAACATCGCCTGCGTCGAAATAAAGTAGAGCATGAGCAGCTTTCATTGTTTGGTGATGTTGAGGCTGAGCAAGATATTACATGGCGAGTCATAGCGGAGCCATTTTTATCCGAAGAGGGAGATGGTGAATTAGAGTCCACACTGCCTCGTTGGGAGGTGGCTCTTGTTGGGTTTAATACCTATGGTGCTCAGATTAGTATGGTTTCTCATCAATCTACAGCATCAATGCCACTTATGCCCCTTGACGGTAACACACTCCCTGGTGAAGCGGAGATTAATAAGGTGTCTCTTCGTCGGCGTACGAAGGATAAAAATTTGGATGTGAGCAGTAATGGAACATCAGGTGAATAACTTCACTGAGTATCGAGGCGATAAGCTCAAACTAGCAAGAATGGCTGTTGGGCTTTCATGTGAAGAGTTGGCCGAAAAAATTGGCAAAACAAAGCAATTCGTTAGCAAATTGGAGAAGGGATTTAGGCCATCAGAGCAATGCCTGGAGTTAATAGCCTCAGCTCTTATGATTAAGTCCGATTTTCTATTTACTGAGCGAAAATATGCTCTGGAAAGCGATGTTTGCCATTTTCGGAGTAAGAAGTCTAGGACTCAAACGCTGACTAATAGTGTCTTGGCCAGGGCTGAGATTCTTAATATTATAATTTCTGCTGTTGAAGGTGAAATCGAATTCCCTGATGTCAACATACCAGAGCACCCAGGAACCGAATTACTTACCCCGAATGATATTGAGCGAGTGGCAGAAGATTGTCGCCGTGCATGGAATCTAGGTCTTGGTCCTATATCATCAATGGTGAAATTGGCGGAGAGTTTGGGGGTAATCGTTGCGCATGTTACGGGAGTCGATGATCGTGTTGATGCATTCACTGTTCACAATAACAGGCCTGTTATTATCAGGAACAATGTAAAAAAAAGCATATGTAGATTTCGCTCTGATTTAGGTCATGAGTTAGGGCATTTAGTAATGCATGAGGGCATAACTACTGGTGATAAACTTACGGAATCACAAGCTGATCACTTTTCTAGCGCCTTATTGGTTCCTAGGCTATCTTTCATTAAAGAATTTCCACGAATACGAGGTAAGCAATTCGATTGGAGTGCTCTGGTTGAATTTAAGCTTAGATGGAAAATTAGCCTTAAAATGTGTATTTATCGAGCCAGTGCATTAGGACTATTGACCCAGGAACAGGCAAGAACTGGCTATATGCATCTTAATTCTAGAGGGTACACGAGAGTTGAACCAGGTGATGAACTTTTGCGCCCCGAAGAACCAAGTATGCTGTCCGAAGCGATTGATATGCTGGATGATGCAACTTGGTTAAGAATTCTTATGAAAACTGGCTTGAGTCAAGATTTAATTCGTGAGTTGTTCTCCATCAATCGACCTATTACAAATCCAAGAAATATTTTTCAGATTGTTTGAGCATACCCGCTACGGCGGGTTTTGTTTTTTCTGAGCATCCTGGTTTACAATCCACATGCCAGCCTGAACAACTGGCACCTGCTGCGTCAGCAGAGAAAACTGATGGCGCACGATACCAGATTTTACAATTCGGATAACTCTGCCGCCCCTGCCAGCAGGCACGGGCGGCGTTCTCATGTATTCAAATCTGACTGGTACCAGCATCCCCCATGCACTGAAGAACAGGCCGAATGGCTGATTCAGTGTTACGGCAGGCGCGGATACGAGGTTAAGAAAGCCCTCAGCCTCGATTATCGTCACTGGATAATCTCTGTCAGGCTCCCTTATTCCGAACGTCCACCGCGTCCATCCCGCACATACCAGCAACGTATCTGGAGGTAACGTGCGGGTATTACTTCGACCTGTTCTGGTACCGGAACTCGGGCTGGTGGTCCTTAATCCGGGCCGTGAATCCATGCCGGTATTTTACAATACCCGGGTGTTGGTGGAGCCGGAACCGAAAAACATGCGGGCGCTGCCATCAGGAGAGGTTCCCGCTGTTCGCCAGCCGCTGGCGCAAGACAAATCGTTACTGCCATTTTTCAGCGATGAGCGGGTGATCCGTGCTGTAGGTGGTGCAGGCGCTCTGTCTGACTGGTTATTACGTCACGTGAAATCCTGCCAGTGGCCACACGGCGATTATCATCACAGCGAAACCGTCATACATCGTTACGGTACTGGCGCGATGGTGTTGTGCTGGCACTGCGACAACCAGCTGCGGGAGCAGACATCTGATTCACTGGAGCAACTTGCTCAGCAGAATCTGTCAGCCTGGATGATTGACGTCATACGTCACGCAATGAATGGCACACAAGAGCGGGAATTATCGCTGGCTGAATTATCCTGGTGGGCGGTCTGCAATCAGGTGGCGGACGCGTTACCGGAGGCAGTATTACGTCGCTCTCTGGGATTACGTGCGGAAAAAATCCACTCGGTGTATCGCGAAAGTGACATCGTACCGGGAGAGCAGAGCGCCACCAGCATACTGAAGCAGCGCACAAAAAATCTTGCGCCGTTGCCTCATGTCCACCAGCAACAAATCCCGCCACAGGAAAAGACGGTGGTCAGCATTACCGTTGATCCGGAGTCTCCTGAATCTTTCATGAGGCGACCTAAACGTCGCCGTTGGGTAAATGAGAAATATACGCGCTGGGTGAAGACACAGCCGTGTGCGTGTTGTGGTCAACCAGCCGACGACCCCCATCACCTGATTGGTCACGGTCAGGGTGGAATGGGAACAAAGGCCCACGATATTTTTACGTTACCGTTGTGTCGTAAACATCATAACGAGCTTCATGCAGATCCGTTGGCGTTCGAAGAAAAGCATGGTTCTCAGGTTGATTTAATTTTTCGTTTTCTTGATCACGCCTTTGCAACCGGCGTGCTTGGATAAAAGAGGTTACTGATGGGGATAGAATTTGTTTTGCCTTACCCGCCGACGGTGAATACCTACTGGCGTCGTCGTGGCAGCACATATTTTGTATCAAAAGCAGGGGAGCGTTATCGCCGGGATGTGGCGCTTATTGTTCGCCAGCAGCGACTGAAATTAAATCTGTCCGGAAGGCTGGCAATAAAAATTATTGCAGAGCCGCCGGATAAGCGCCGTCGTGACCTGGACAATATTCTGAAAGCACCACTGGATGTACTGACACATGCGGGACTGATTATCGACGATGAGCAGTTTGATGAAGTTAATATTATGCGCGGTCAGGTTATTCCCGGTGGTCGGCTGGGGATAAAAATCACAGAACTGGAGTGCGCATGAATAACCAGTATTTACAGTTTGTGCGTGAGCAGCTCACGATCGCCACCGCTGATTTGAGTGGAGCAACAAAAGGTCAGCTTGAAGCCTGGCAGGAGAATGCCATGTTCAATACAGGGCGTTACAGACGTAAAAAAATCCGGTACCGCGATAAGGTCACTGGAAAAATAGTAACGCTGGATAATCCACCGATCCCGGGAAAGCAATCGCTGGCGAAAGGTTCATCAATTGCCCTGGTCAGTCCGGTTGAGTTTTCGACATCATCATGGCGACGCGCCGTTCTGTCTCTTGAAGAACATCATAAAGCCTGGCTGCTGTGGTGTTACAGCGGTAGCATTTGCTGGGAGCATCAGATCGCGATAACGCAGTGGGCGTGGACTGAATTTAATGCTCAATCCGGTACCAGAAAAATTGCAGGAAAAACGCTGGTGCGCCTGAAGACGTTGATCTGGTTGGCGGCGCAGGCGGTAAAAGCTGAGCTTTTTGGTGGGGAAGGTTACGAATACCAGGAACTGGCGTTACTGGTGGGAGTAACAACCAAAAACTGGTCCAAGACATTTACTGGTCACTGGGTTGCAATGAAACACATTTTTCATCGGCTGGATGGTGAAGCTTTATTGTTGGTGGAGGGAACACGTTCAAAACAAAAGGCGGCATTTTCATAGCAAAGTATTGCAAAAGTAGATAAAAAGGCATATATTTCGTGTGAATCTGATATTTTGCCGTTTTTATACGTGATGGCAAAGCTAGTAAAACCCGTGACCGAGCGGGTTTTTTTTATCCCCAAAAAAATGGCATAGACATTAAACGTGATGATGATTGTGCCAATACTTTCTCCATCAATGACGCCCCTTGACTGCATGGAATCCAATTTGTTATGTAATATGTGTTGATATTTTTGAGTTGTTAATGGTGTTACTATGGATGACAGTGCTCTGCTCAGAAACTCTTCACTTTTTGTTGCTTATATGGGCTGTCTAGGATGGGGAAGCGCTTATTTCTATGGATGGGGTACTTCATTTTACTATGGCTTTCCATGGTGGGTTGTCGGGGCTGGTGTCGATGATGTAGCACGAAGTTTGTTTTATGCTGTGACAGTTATCGTTATATTCCTTATTGGATGGGGAGTTGGTATTGTTTTCTTTTTGGGCATAAAACAAAAGCGCAATATACAAAATTTGAGTTTTATCCGGCTTTTTCTCGCGATATTGCTGCTTTTTATTCCACCTGTTCTGGAGTTTTCGGTAATTCATCAGCATGTTGAGCCAGATGTACTGATTTTCTGCATTCTTGCTGCCTTTACAATCACGCTTTTTGTCAGGTTTGGAAGAAGACTTGTTTCAGTCAAATGTTTTTCGGAAATGTCTTTTATTCGTCATCACCGAATTGAGTTCATGATGGCTGGGTTTATGATTTATTTCTGGGCATTCTCTCTTATTGCCGGTTGGTACAAACCACAGTTTAAGAGGGAATATCAGGCGATCCACTATGAGAATGTATGGTATTACATTATTGCGCGTTATGATGATCGTCTGGTGTTATCGAAATCATACAGGAGTGGGGGTAAGAAATTCGTTATATTTAATAGCGGAAATATTAATGATTTTGAAATTAATACAGTCAGAGTGCGTTAAAATTTCTTGAGTAACAAAGATTTTTACCGCCCGCCATTGAGAGGTTTTTTATGCCAGAAAAATGGTTCGGTACATAAAATGTGCAGGTGGTTATTAATACCGGTCTTTCAGCTTGCTGGCTTTTTCGACAAGAGTTATTGGTATGTCACGTTAACCAATAAAGAGAAAAAGACATGCTAAAACAGCAGGATATGACCGAAACAGCCAGAGTGGTGTTTAATGAATTAAGCGTCACTGAACCGGCAACAGTTGGGGAAATTGCGCAGAATACTTACCTTTCACGCGAACGCTGTCAGTTAATACTGACCCAGCTTGTTATGGCGGGTCTGGCAGATTATCAGTTCGGTTGTTACAGACGCCTTCCGCAGTGAAGGTTTTTTCATTTGTGGTAATGGGCGGCTGGTGGGTGTTAGCGGCACCTGCCAGCCATCTGCTCATGCGTTAGGGTCACAAGCAAACCTCAGGCCCATCTGCTTTGCGCAAAAGCGGTATGAGCCTATCAGAGAAGTGCTTATTGATCTATGGTTGATACTGTAAAAATATCCAGTTGTGAGTTAATCAACGCTGATTGCCTGGAATTTATCCAGACCTTACCGGAAAACTCTGTCGATCTGATAGTCACAGACCCGCCATACTTTAAAGTGAAGCCCGAGGGCTGGGATAACCAGTGGAAGGGCGACGATGATTACCTGAAATGGCTGGATCAGTGTCTGGCTCAGTTCTGGCGGGTACTGAAACCTGCCGGAAGTCTCTACCTGTTCTGTGGTCATCGCCTGGCATCTGACACCGAAATCATGATGCGTGAGCGCTTTAATGTGCTGAACCACATTATCTGGGCGAAGCCATCCGGACGCTGGAACGGGTGCAACAAAGAAAGCCTGCGGGCGTATTTCCCGGCAACAGAGCGCATTCTGTTTGCCGAACATTATCAGGGGCCATACCAGCCAAAAAATGATGGCTATGCGGCAAAGGAGCGCGAGCTTAAACAACACGTCATGGCCCCGCTGATTTCTTACTTCCGTGATGCGCGTGAATCACTGGGGATAACGTCCAAACAGATAGCGGAAGCCACCGGAAAGAAAAACATGGTGTCGCACTGGTTTGGTACCTGTCAGTGGCAGTTACCGAACGAAGCTGATTACAGAAAACTGCAGGCGCTGTTCGCGTGTGTTGCAGAAGAAAAGCACCAGCGTGGGGAGCTGGCAACGCCACACCAGCAACTGGTCAGCACATACAGTGAACTGAACCGGCAATATGCCAGTCTGCTTGAGGAATACAAATCTCTGCGGCGTTATTTTTCTGTATCGGCCGCCGTTCCTTATACGGACGTCTGGACGCATAAGCCCGTGCAGTATTATCCGGGTAAGCATCCCTGCGAAAAACCGGCGGATATGTTGCGTCAGATAATTTCTGCCAGCAGTCGTCCGGGGGATGTGGTTGCGGATTTTTTTATGGGATCGGGGGCAACAATAAAAGCAGCAATGGGATTGGGGCGTCGCACGATTGGGGTTGAACTTGAGTCCGGGCGTTTTGAACAAACAGTTGGTGAAATATTGGTGCTGAACGATAAATTGCGAAATGCACAATTAGATAAGAACAGGAGCTAATCCTCGATTAATATCTAAGCCAAGCAGGATGCTAGGAAGTTCTGATATATTCTGATCGTTTTTCGATGCTTTAAAATGATTTGTGCTGGTTGCGAAAGCACGTGGTCGGGTACTGCGTTCACACATCTGGAGGGTGTGAAGCCAGCTTTTTTGTGTGTATTCAGATGGCGTTCTGATTCTATAACGAGTTACGTGGACATCAGGGATGGAGAGAATAGGAACGCCATCTTAATACATTTTCCCCGTTTATTTGATATATCTTCCGGATAAGGGATTAGGTCTGGTTTTTTATGTCATTCAATAACGCTCTTCTATACTGTATACAATACTTTATCCTGGCAGTGTGTTTAAAACCTGAACTTATCCTTTGTTTCGTTTATAGACAGAAGGGCTAATGTCGACTTATCATCAGCAGGATGGCAATAGATGTGTAAGTAGCTGGTCACCAGCTATACTTCAGTGGTACTTCTGAGTGCTTCTCTCCGTGAAATGATTATCATCCAGATGGCAGGAGTAGAGTGAATATTGATGATATTTCCAGGTGCTCCAGCTTGTTGCAGCGTATTGAGGATGTTAATGCTGAACGAGCCAGGGCCTTTAGTCGTTTGACAGTTATATTTTCTACCCCTGATCGCCTTTCAGGAAAGAACATTGTTTTATTAAACAGTGATGCCATCCATAAGGTTTTTGAAGAGTTCATGGCTGCTAATTCAGAATTGCTGGCTCTTGTTGAGGAATACAACGAGATAGCCAGCCGTGTCGGTATGGATGAATTCAACGTCATACTTCGTGGATAAAAACATGCTTCATATTTTCTGTTAGCTCGCTACTGCGAGCTTTTTTGTATCTGAGCCACATCAGGCGCACATCAAAAACACAGAGCCTTTCAGGGCGGGGAGGGGGCTCTTGCCGTTACACCGTAATGCAAAATAACAGCATACAAAAGGTATCGGTGATGGTTGTTATTGGTGTGGTTTATTAAAAAAGTGTAAGAAAATTATGAGCGTTGTAGTTGAACAAAATGGTGAAATTGTATGAGCTCGGCATAATGAAAGTTCTGAAGGTATTGCCTGCACACGCTGTGTAAAGGACGGCACGCAACTGCGACTCGTTGCCGTCCTTGAGGACGCATTTACTCAGGCTAAAGGCGAGTTGCTATGCTGGGATGACGGAAATGGAGTGCCGAATAGCTGCACTTCCGCCTCCTAAATCAATTGTAATATTCCAGTAACCTGAATGCGGTACATGAAGGTGGGCCGGTAATCTCTGAAAAAAACCGCCACCACCGTGATGATGAAAGCTTCTTGCGTTGCGGTAGTTATTAAAGTTTGTATCTGTCATCAGCAAAATATTGCACTGATGAGAGCAGTCAACCACTACCGTATCTCCTGCATTTAAATGCATTCTTTTATGTAAAAACTGCATGTGATTTCCCTGATCAGAGGTAATCAGCCATCCCTCTTTCTCTATGATGAGCCAGCGTCCCACCACTGGCGGGCTGAATGCTTAACATATCCAGGGTTCAGAAAACGGTAAACCCTGATAAATATCCATATCTTCAAACGTTAATAAAATGTCAGTTACGGGGCCGCTGATGGTCCTTTTTATTTACAGGAGAATAAATATGTCTGAACCCTTATCCGGTTCCAGCACTGCTGTGGCGCTCGGCGGGGCGACGG